GAATTAGCTGAACAGTATGGTGAAGATACTACGCAACTTAGATTTAATCAAGAAACTGCCATTGCAGATATAAATCAAAAATTTGCAAAAGAAGAATTAGATAACAATAGGCAATTACAAGAACAAAAATTAACTATTGCTAATGATGCTCTTGGAGCTATAAATGGATTGGTTCAAGCATTTGCAAAAGAAGATGAAGAAAGTGCAAAACGAGCATTTAATGTAAATAAAGCTGTAGGAATAGCCCAAGCAATTATGAGTACAGCACAAGGCGTTATAAATGCATATGCTAATCCTGTTGATGTTGCAAGTGGTGTTGCCTTTGCTAAGTCAGCAATTATTGCAGCAACAGGAGCAGCGCAAATTGCAGTAATATCAAAAACTAAATTTGAAAGCCCTGAACAAGCACCTCCACCACCACCATCTGGTAATTTTAATGGGGGAACAGGAGCAACAACACAACCTCCAGCATTTAATGTAGTTGGCCAGTCAGGATTTAATCAAATAGCTGGCGCATTAGGTCAGCAACCACCAATACAAGCATTTGTAGTTTCACAAGATGTAACAACAGCACAACAATTAGATAACGCAATAATACAAACAGCAACCTTTTAAAAACAAACAAAATGGAAATAATAGAACTTTTATTAGACGAAGAAAACGATAATGCTGGAATAGATGCAATTAGTATTGTATCATCACCAGCCATAGAAAGCAACTTCCTTGCTTTTAAATCTCAAGAAATCAAATTTGCAAAAGTAGATGATGACAAACGTATCTTGATGGGCGCGGCATTAATACCGAACAAACCAATTTACAGAAAAAATGAAAAGAAAGAATACTACGTTTATTTTTCTGCTGATACAGTTAGAAAAGCAAGTGAATTATTCTTTATGAATGGAAACCAAAACAATACAACCTTAGAACATAATATGGAATTAAATGGCTTAACTGTTGTTGAATCTTGGATAGTTGAAGGTGAACAAGATAAAAGCAGAATGTATGATCTTGATGTGCCTGTTGGAACTTGGATGGTATCAATGAAAGTAAACAACGATGAAGTGTGGAACGACTATGTAAAAGAAAACAAGGTTAAAGGATTTAGTATTGAAGGTTTTTTCGCCGACAGAGCAAACTTAAAAGCAAGTGTTGAAAAAGTTGTTGAAGAAGTAGATTTAAAAGAAGAAGAAGCAAATCAAAAAATAAAACAAATTAGAAACTTATTTAAATGAAAAATAATAAACTAACAAGAGGAGAAAAAAGCAGAACATCACCAAGAGGCGGTAGAAGGGGTTGCTTATGTAAGGATAATACCTATAAAGTTAAATGCTGTGATGGCTCTTTAAGAGCACAAGGAGTAGGTAAAACACAACAATAATATGTAATAATAAAAAAAAGCTATAACAAGTTCAAAAAAAAAACATTTATATAGTATGAAAGCAAATGATATGTTAAATAAAATCAAAACCATTATTGGCGGTATTGAATTAACTGAAGAAGTTAAAGAAGTTCAATTAGCTGAAATGAAGCTTCAAAACGGAACAGTAGTTGAAGCAGAAGAATTCAAAAAAGATGAAGCAATCTTTATTAAATCTGATGATGAAAGAATTGCAATGCCTGTTGGTGAATATGTTCTTGAAGATGGTAAACTATTAGTAGTTGAAGAAGAAGGCATTATTGCAGATATGCGTGATGTTTCTGATGATGTTCCAGCAAAAGAAGAAGCAAGTGAAGAAGAAGTAAAAGAGGAAATGGAAGAAGAAGCTGATGTAGCAGATTGGGAAGGAATGGAAAAAAGAATTAAAAACCTTGAAGATGCAATTGCTGATCTAAAAGCTGATAAAGTAGATGCACCTAAAGAAGTTGAAGCATCTGAAGAACTTTCTGAAGAGGTTAAAGAAGAAATTAAAGAAGATGTAGAAGTAGAAACTGTTAAAGAAGAACTTTCAGCAGTTGAAACTATTGCTCCTGTAAAACACAATCCAGAAGCAAAGAATGAATCTAAATTTACATTAAAGAAAAATAATTATCCTGAAACATTACAATCAAGGATATATGCAAAATTAAATAGTTAAAAAAAACAAAAAAAACGATGGCAACAACGATTACAACAACATATGCTGGTGAGTTCAAAGAAAAGTACATAGCAGCTGCCCTTTTGAGTGGGAAAACTCTTGACAATGGTGGAATGACTGTTCTACCTAACATAGCATTTAAAGAAGTGCTACAAAAATCAGTAATGGGTAGTGACTTTATAGTTAATGCTACTTGTGATTATGCTGATGCTGGTACACTTACACTTTCGGAAAGAATTTTGGAAGTAGAAGAGTTTCAAGTCAACAAAACTGAGTGCAAGAAAACTTTCGCACAAACTTGGCAAAGCGCTGAAATGGGATATTCTGTAATGAACCAAGAACTTCCTAAATCATTTGCTGATTTTATCGTACAACAATACATTGCTAAAATTGCTGAAAAAACTGAGCAAAACGTATGGCAAGGAGTTAATGCAACTGCTGGAGAATTTGATGGTGTAACAACTATTGCTGCTGCAAACGCTGCTTCATTAGCTGGTGGTGCAATTGTAGTTGGTACAACTGTAACTGCTTCAAATGTAACTACTGAAATTGGTAAAGTGGTTGACAACGTTGCTGCTAATAGCCCAGCAATTTTAGATAAAGAAGATTTGAGAATTTATGTTGGAAACGGAATTTTCCAAGCTTATATTAGAGCATTAGGTGGATTTGCATTAACTGGCTCTGCTGGTACTGATGACAAAATGACTCAATGGTATAATGGTGGTGGACTTACTTTTGATGGTATTCCAATTTTCTTAGCACCTGGTATGCCAGCAAATCAAATGGTTTGTGCTCAAATTTCTAACCTTTATTTTGGTTGTGGAATTTTAGGTGATTTATCTGAATTAAGATTGATTGATACTTCAGAAACATTAGGTGATCAAAACGTAAGATTTGTTGCAAGATGGAAAGCTGGTGTTCAAATCGGAATTTTAGGTGAAGTAACATATTACGCATAATTAATAACTTTTAAGGGGGTGTTAATTCACCCCTTTATATAAAAACAAAATAACAATGGCTTGTGATTTAAGTATAGGTAGAAAAGTTCCTTGTAAGGATATTATCGGTGGCATTGTACGTGTTTGGTTTGTTGATTTTGGAGATTTAGGAACAGTAACTGAAGTTGCTGATGAAATTACAGATTTATCTGGAACATTCTCAGCATATCAGTATGAATTAAAGGGTGCAAATAGTTTAGATCAAGCTATTACTTCTTCTAATGAAAATGGTACTACATTCTTCGAGCAAACTCTAACATTAGTACTGCCAAAATTATCTAAGGAAGATAATAAAGAATTAAAGCTTTTAGCTTACGGAAGACCCCATATCGCGGTAGAAGATTACAACGGTAATTTCTTCTTAGCTGGACTTGAGCATGGTTGTTCAGTTTCAGGTGGAAGTGTGGTAACTGGGGCTGCAATGGGAGATTTGTCAGGTTACAATCTTACAATGTCTGCTCAGGAGTTAAAACCAGCTAATTTTATTAGCGGTGCAACAAGTGCTGATCCTTTCGCTGGAATGTCGAGTGCGACAGTCACAGTGGTAGTAGGCACTAATAGTTAAAATGGCACAAATTTCATAGTTTAGTGTGATTCAATATATAGTTTAGTTGGCTAAAAGGAGGGTTACAAATTTGTTTCTCTCCTTTTTTTATTAAAATAAATTAAAAAAAATGCAGATAATTACTAAAAGTGGAACAAGATTAATTAATTTTATGCCAAGAGAAACAATTGATGCAACTAAAGTGTACGAATTAAAGATAAAAAGCGAAGAACAGAATAAAATCATTTTAACTGATTCTAACGCATTATTTAATTTAGTTAAGTATTATTACACTTATAGCACAACTGAAGCTCTTACAGAGGCTAATTTTTACATTATAGAGATAAACAACACAACAGATGGAACTTTAATATTTAAAGATAAGCTGTTTTGTACAAATCAAGATTTATCAACTTTTGAAATTAGCAAAAATGTTTATATTGAAAAGTCAACAGGAAATAATGAATACATCTACGCATAATGGATAACTTACATTTAATACAATTAAACGAATACCAAAGGCCAGTAATCACTGAAGATAAAAACAGAGATTGGATCGGTATTGGTGAAAATAATGATTACTATCAATGTTTGATAGATGCCTTTATGGATTCAACTACTAATAATGCTGTTATTAATGGTATTGTAGATAGAATCTATGGTAAGGGTTTAGATGCTACTGATAGCAACAAAAAACCAGAGGAGTATGCTAATATGAAATCAATCTTGAAAAAGAAAGATTTAAGAAGGGTATGCCAAGATTTAAAGTTATTAGGTGAAGGTGCATTTCAAGTTACATATCAAGGTAAAAAAATAAAAAGCATTACACATTTTCCAAGAGAAACTTTACGTGCTGAAAAATGCAATGAAGAAGGGGAAATTGAAGCATATTTTTATAGTGCAGATTGGGAGAATGTAAACAGAAATACTAAATTAAAAAGATTTCCTGTTTTTGGTTCTGGTGCTCAAAATGAAATATATATTGTTAGAAGATATGTTACAGGTTTTTATTACTATTCACCTGCGGATTATCAAATTTCGTATGCAGAACTTGAAAAACAAATTGCAGAGTACCTCATAAATGATTGTAAATCAGGGTTTTCTGGCACAAAAGTTGTGAATTTTAATAATGGGGTTCCTGACAGGGAAAAACAATTAAGCATCAAAAATGATGTGATGAACAAGCTTACAGGCAGCTATGGTGAAAAAGTAATTATTGCTTTCAATAATGATGCGGAAAGTAAAACAACTATTGATGACGTTCCTTTAAATGATGCACCATCACACTATCAATATCTAAGCGAAGAATGCGGTAAAAAGATAATGGTAACACATAGGGTTACTTCACCTATTTTAATCGGATTAAACTCAGCTAATGGCTTTTCAAGTAATGCTGATGAAATTAAAAACGCTTCATTATTATTTGATAATGTAGTTATAAAACCTTACCAAGAATTATTGATCGATGCTTTAGATGAAATGTTTGCAGTAAATGACATTAGTTTAAATCTATATTTCAAAACTATCGAACCATTAGAAT